CTGGCTTTACCACAACTAGCGTTGTGGACTCGGGTACGCCCGGGTCCGTTAAGGGGGCTGTGAAGCCCCCGAAGGATGCACATCCTTCTGCTTACGTCCGCATGTTCGCGGACGCTAAACAGTCGATTGAGACTGTTGAATATTGGGTTAATACTAACCCAATCGTTGGTTTATGCCAACGTTTAGCTACATATAATGTAACTCGTAAATATAGAATTTACGATCCAAAATCTACCGTCACTGGTAGATTGCGATTATATCGCATGATTGGCTTTCGTTTAAAGCCAAAGACATTTAAATGTCTTTCCTTGCTGTCTTCTCAGCAATGGACATTCTTAGAAGAATGTTGGGTTGCAAATATGCACACCGTCTTGCTTAATCAAGACTTCGATGTTACATGCATCGATTGGCCGCTTATACGGTCAATACAATCTTATAAAAGATGGTTCTTAGACTTTGCTCTAAGAGGTGCGAAGATCCGCACCATCGTTAAGAATATTAACGATATACCAACCAAGGTGAAAATAGTTTCACCTAAGAACTTTGAGAAGGTTCTTATATCGTTGAAAGCGATATCTGCAGGCTTACAATATGCCTGCTTATCTGATTACTCAGATAATGACTTACCTCCAAAAGTACCTTTTTGGAGGGGTTCCAATAAAGATTGGATCCTCACACCAATGTCTTGGTGTGGTGGCCATTTGAGTAAATGGTCAGAACTCAATAGTAAATTGGGTAAGTTCAATGATCATGAACTTGCGAATTTGTGTCAAATTCGCACTTTCGGACGCGCACTGCCGCCCGCCACAAAGAAAATGTGTGTGGAAGAACTTGGAAAGCAAGTCCTTCTCTTAACAAGTCCTGTTAAGAGTCCCGTAACTGAAGAACGGTTACGTGACATATATAATATGTCAATGAAGCTTGGAGATAAGCTTCACGTGGAAGAGATGCCACGTCAGACACATTTATCTGTGTCTGCTTCTGGCTGCTTCACCCATAGCCAGAAGGAGGGCGGTCATGCGGCCGCCACTAGAGAGGCTTTTGCCCCTCTTAGAAGACCACAATCTGAGTGGTCAGTGTCTTATAATAATGAGACACTAGAAATAACGGAAGCTATTTCTAAAGGGATCGTTTTACGCGATCCTTACGGAAATCCTATATTTCCGGCTTGGGCCGAAATGGACCAAGCTGAACGTGATGGCGTTCATTCTCTCTTCCTAATGAAGGATGAAGATTGGGTAGATCCCGATCTACGATCTAGTTTAGATCGTCCTCTAGCCGATTTAGTTTATCGGCACTCAGGCCATACAGCCGCGAGTTATCGCCTCTCTGAGGCGATAGGTGAAGATAGTTCTCCACCCTTAACTGCTTCTTTAGGAAGTAGTGTACTACTATTGAGTAGTGCAGAAGCCATCAAACATGGTTTCTTTACTACAGATTTTTACAAATCTGATAATTTACATGATGCAAATTTCGGCCGTAACAAGGTCGAACCAGATGCTCTTCTGGTACATCGCGACAGTGGTTTGTCGCTCCCCGCCTGGATTGGACGGGGAACCCTCTACTATATTCCTGTAGAGGGTCCACAAGTTAAATTAACTTGTTTAGCTCAAACTGGAGCTAAAACAAGACCTTTGGGGTCTTGTGAATATTGGTTTACCAATATAACCAGAACCATGCGGTTCATGGCCGAGCCGATAATTGCTCGGGATGGTCGATGTCGCATCGGCCTTAGGTCCACCAATAAAATGTGGACCCTTCTCATGTTCCTTGAGAAGTTCTCTAGACGCTTTAATAGAGTCTTTCTACAGTCGACTGATTACAAGTCGTCTACAGACTACATACAGTTGTCTGTCATCCGCTTTTTGTGGATGGGTTTTCTTCGGAAACTTCCGAAGACACACCCTTTTTGGGTGTTTGCTGAACTTATGTTCTGCAAACGTCGGCTCACTGCCGACAAAGCTCTCTATAAGGGAGAACTAGGCGAACAAACGATCGCCTCATTCATGGGAGAACCCATGAGTTATTTAACATTGACTGCTCTCAATGTGATAACTGAAGAGTTATCAGAATATGATTATAATATTCTATATAGAAGGGTTGATCCTTCTACGGTTCTGTCTTCGACAGATCCCCTCGCCATTTGTGGCGATGACTTCGCAGCTGTGCGGAGTGAATTGGAGAGGATACTCCAATTCAAAAAGACAGCCAAATCTGTTGGCTGGGTCCTTTCTTGGAAGGACGGAATCTCTAAGAGAATCCTGATCTTCTGTGAAGATCATATATTGGTCAGTACTGATCAATTCGGAAATATACAATTCCGATATTTAGATGTGATTAAATCACGTCTGATGACTACTACTAGTGATCAACACGGCGATAACCGTAGTTCCGTCCTTGGAAAAGGACGTATGTTACGTAATCAAACTGATTACATTGGTGATAGGAGTATCACCACCAAATACATGTGTATGTGGAGAAAGATCTTTGATAGATCTTATGGCTATAATTTAGCCAAAGTACAGTATCCGTACTTTTTACCGCCAATGTTTGGTGGTTTAGGTGTTCCAATAAAGGAACACACCATCCCCGCTTGGGGCTGGATATACATTAATTATGTATATTCTATCCTTGATAACAAGGATATATTGCAAAGATATTTGCAATTGAGTGCTTTACAAACACTCAATGCCCGTCTTAAGAAGGGCATTTCTACGAGAGTCTTAACACTCTCAGCTCTAAGATCAGAGCTTCAGGACTACAAGTTCCTTGAAGTCCAGATTCCATTTTTGGAATCTAAGATCGACACAAAGACGATCTTGTCGGATCGCCATATAGCGATCCTCGTTGAAGAGCTATTTCAACGAAAGATCCCTGCGGATCCTTATAATCCCGATTCGTTTGATCGGGATAGCCTCATTAACGAGGCTACTCAATTAGGTTTTATTGAGTTATCACAATCTCTTGATGAGATTGATAGATTGTGTAATTTTCACACATTCTTCACGAGTGGGACCACTCGTGAACAACGAACCTTTAATGGTTGGTGTAAGGACTCAAGTCGTTACTGGCGTGGTATCGACGCCAAAGGTCTATCGAGAGATAGACCGAGAAGATTCACATCTTTTCAGCAACTCGAAAGAGAAGCTCGCCAAGCCACTAGTGGCTTCGTCCTCCTCGATTTCCGAGGAGGAGGACTGATGAATATCGGTCCCTCCCTTAAAGTCGACTTCGACTTTAACCGACGGAACTATCACGTCGGAAATAAGAAACCTTATTTAAAATTGAGCGAGTTAATCTCGTTCCGTCAAGAGTTCTTGACGCTTAGTGGTATTGAACTCAATACCGCAGTTTCAGAGTATTCTGTAACTGCAGGTGTAATGCCTGCTGCGGTACCAGTGGTCCCGCTAGTTTCTGTAAAGGAAACTTCTACAACTACCGTTGTAGAAGGTCCAGTTGTTGGACCTTCAACATTAACTGTTGATCCAGCACGCGAAAAGAAGCGTGCTAAGCGAGAAGCAAAACTCGCTGAGAGGGCGAAGAACCCTCCCGCTTCGAAACCCGAAGCTAAAGGCCCTGTCTCAAGACAGGGCGGTCGGATGGTATTTTCCGGCCCTCAACCGACACCGGTTAAGAAACACAAATGATTGTGTTTAATCAACTCGCCGAACTGGGAATTGACCCAGGCCTCTTTCGAGGGGCGGGCAACGTGAATGTTGTCCACTCAATATTACTATTGAGGAGGTTCGAAGCCTCACGGCGACGAGAGATAGAATCTT